TGAACCACGACACCTCCGTCGTTATGATCGAGCGCACGTATTCCCGGTACATCGGCGACCATGCCGACGCACTGGCGCGCAAGGCGCTGCTCGACCTCGGCGCCCCTGCTGCCGGCAATGTGGTGCCACTTGCCACGGCGCGGTGAGAGGCATCACCGTCATGTCGGTGGTGTCCCCAGCGGGAGTCGAACCCGCGTCGCCAGCGATGACGAGGCGCGCCGGTTGATCAATGCCTGCCGGGCTGATTTCCGAGCACCGGTCACGGCCGCGCTGTTGACCGGCTGCCGCTATGGCGAGCTGGCCGCTATGACGGTTGATGACTTCAACCCGGATGTTGGCACGCTGCGGGTCCGATCGAGCAAGAGCGGCAAGTCGCGCCACGCCGTATTGACGTATTGACGCCAGACGGACGCGATTTCGTCGCTCAGCGTGTCGCGGGAAAGCCCGGCAGCGCGCGTTTGTTTCTCCGCGCTAGTGGCATCAGAACAACAGCGGCCGCTCAGCGCAGCTTGTAAGCGGCCCGAATTGATCCGCCCGTCAATTTTCACGGGCTGCGCGATACCTACGCCAGCGGCTCGCCATGCGCGGCGTGCCGCTCGCGGTGGTCGCGGCGCAATTGGGACACGCCGACACCCGAATGGTCGAGAATCACTACGGCCACCTGTCGCCGCCCTACATCGCCGACACCGTCCGCGCGACATTCGCCGCGCTCGGCATCCTCGAGCCTTCGAACGTGGTGCCGATGCGCGGCGCATGGTAATAATTGCACTCGCGGCGGTAAGGGTCTGCAGCCCGATGCCCGGCCTTCTGCAACCGGGCCCGCCGCGACCCTCGATTGCAGAGGGCGCTGGCAGAGGTGCGCACCCCACATGGTCTCACAAAGCGACGGGCTGCTGTTGCGCGAGGCGTCCGGACCGGCTCATCGCCGACGAAAGCACGCTCGCGCCGATCCGGGAGCGCTCTGAATGCGCGGCGGCAATCCGACGCCCGCGAGCATAATTCTCGCACAGCTGGAGCAGAGGTTTCCACCCGATCGTCGGCGAGCGCCAACGAAAGCAGATATGCGGATGTTGCGCGAATTGCTCACCGCAACCGCTGGCAATGTCGAAGAACTGGCGGATTGGGCGGCGGCTGTCAGGGACACCGATGACGATTTGGCGGCCGTTTCGGCTTATCAGGTGCGGATCGACTACCGCGCAATGATGGCAGAAAAAGCCGAGGCTGAAGCTCGAGCGCGGGAGCATGCGCGCGTCCCACAGAATATTCCGCGCGAGGAACGGAAGCGCCCCGGCCCGTGGGGCGACCGCTTCATTGAAATTGATACGCGGGTCGTGTTGGTCGCTGAGGAGTTGTCGCGGCTTCTCCCGCCGACGACATCGGTCAAAGCGCTCGTGTCCGAAGCAGTGCGGCGGGTCGATAAGGTGTTGACAGCATTTCCCGCCGACGGCATCGGTGCCGACGCGCTCATCTGCAAAGCGTTGTGGCAACCACTGGAGCCTGGCGCTCAACCTGCGGCAACACAGTGGAGCCTGGACCTCGGCCACAGCAAGGAAGCGGCGGTGGCCAGGATATTTGCGCGCTTGCGGCGACAGCGCGTGAAGGGGTGGCGCGGGACGATCCCGGCCCATCTCGGCTGGTCCTACCTCGCGGATCGGATCCAGCCGCGCCGGCGCGGAGTTAGAAAATTCGGCCGCCCGCGTTCGAAATCGGACCCCAATTAAATAACTCCACAATTTCAAGCGGCTGTTGTGTCGTCCACCGCGTTCCATTCGGAGTGCAACGGACATGACAAACCATCTCCGGGCCGATGGCCGGGTCAGGGGGGTGGGCCTCCGACCGAGGCTTATATCGATCGCTGATGGCTATCACTATGCCGGCGTCGGCCGATCGAAGTTTTACTCGGATTTCTTGCCGAAGATCAAAACCATCCGCATCGGTCGGCGGAAACTGATCGAGCTCGCCTCGCTCGACGATCTCATCGACGAGCTCGCGGCGGAGTGATCCATGGCGAGACAGTACGCTGACCCACGAGACGGGCGCGAGCGTTACTGCAGCGCAATCCCCGTCCGATTGGCGCGAGTTGCGCAATACGGCTGCGCGCAAGCGCAGGGTGTGTGTCTGTCCGCCAAGCGGCGATGCGTCGCGGAGCTATCCGATCGTAAGGCGATGGATGGCGCAACGGTGGGAGTGGGGCGGTGACCCAGCGCCTTGGTGATCTCGTGATCGAGCGTCAGGGGCGCCACCAGCCGCCTCGCGTCGTCCTCTACGGCGACCACGGCATCGGCAAATCGAGTTTCGGTGCGTCGGCGCGCAAACCGATCTTCGTCCAAGCCGAGGACGGTATCGACAACATCGAGGTTGCTCGGTTCGAGCAGTGCCGGTCCAAGCAAGCGGTTACGGAACAGATCTATGCGCTCATAAGCCACGAGCACGAGTTCGAGACGGTTGTAGTCGACACTGCGGACCGGGTTGAGCGGCTTATTCACCAGAGCATTGCGGCCGACCACTACGTCGGCTCGGCCAGCGATTTGCCCTATGGCCGCGGCTACAAAGCTGCCGAGGAGCAGCTGAATGAGCTGCTCGGCGGGCTCGACCTGCTCCGCAACGACAAGAGCATGACGGTCATCGTGCTCGCGCACGCGAAGATCAAGCGTTTCGAGGACCCTACGGCCGATCCTTACGACCGCTACGTACCGGACATGCACGACAGTGCCGCGGCGCTGCTCTGCGAGTGGGCCGACGTCGTTGGATTTCTGACTTACGAGATCTCGACAAAGACGATCGACGCCGGGTTCGGCCGCAAGATTACCCGCGGCCTCGGCACCGGGACGCGCGTCATGTACCTGGAGGCGCGTCCCGGATTTATTGCCAAGAACCGCTACGACCTGCCGCCATCGCTGGTGATCCCCAAGGAAGGCGGCTGGACAGTTTTCGAAGACGCACTGCGAGCGTCAGTTGAACTGAAAGGAGGGAGATGAATAGAAGAAATTAAACCAACCCACCGAGTTAACCTACATCGATCCAATTACGGAGTTTTACAAGATGACAACATTTGGCGGCATCTTTGACGCTAATGACATACCACTCCGCGATTTCCCGCCAGTCCCAGTTGGCGAGTACCTCGTGCAGGCGGTCGAGTCCGATCTGCGTCCGACCAAGGACGGCACCGGAAAATATCTGAGGTTCGTTCTTGAGGTGATGGCAGGCCCGTACGTCGGTCGGCGAATCTTCGACAACATAAACCTCGAAAATGCGAGCCAGACCGCGGTCGACTTCGGTCGCCGCCGATTGTCCCAAATCTGCCATGCTGTCGGTGTCCTGCAGGTCAGGGATTCTGAGCAGCTGCACAATAGGCCGATGCTGGCCGATGTCGCAATCGAGCCCGCCAAAGGGGAGTTCGGTGATCGCAACAAGATCCTGGGATACCGGCCGCGGGCAGACAACTCCTCTGCACCGCCAAGGGGTCCTTCGCGGCCTAACGGCGGCGGCACCCCACCCTGGACACAACGCGCCTCGTGAGTGAGAAGGCGGCAGCTATGCCGCCTTCGCATCCTGATCATGGTCACTATCCCAGAAACCAACCCGATCGATCCAACATTGGCGGCAGTCGACCGCGCAATCGAAGAGAGGGCTGCGCAGCACCCATCGCGGCCTTATATGGGAATGTCGGCAATTGGACATCCCTGCGCGCGGGCGCTCTGGTACAGCTTTCGCTGGGTCGCGCCGAAACAATGGTCGGCCGAGGTGCTGAAGCGGTTCGACGACGGTGATCGCGGCGAGGAGGTTATGGCCGCGCGCCTCCGCCTGGTATCCGGCATTACATTGCTGACAATCGACCCGCAAACCGGCCGCCAGTGGGCCTTCTCTGATCATCCCGGCCATCTTCGTGGTCATCTCGACGGCGTCGTGCTCGGATTGCTGCAGGCCCCCACGACATGGCACTGCTGGGAGCACAAGCAGGTCGACGAAAAGAAGCTGGCAAAGCTCGACGGGCTTAAGATCGATGTTGGCGAGAAGAACGCGCTACGCCAGTGGGACAGTACATACTACGCACAGGCCGTCGTATACATGCATTACGCCGGTCTCAGCCGGCATTACCTCACGGTTTCATCACCGGGCGGCCGTCGAACTATAAGCTGCCGCACCAACGCTGATCCCGCCGTGGCGGCGGTCGTTATCAGCCGCGCCACGCGCATCATCGGTAGCCATAAGGCCCCTGCGCGGATCAGCGAGGATCCAGACAGCGCTCTCGGGTGCCGCTGGTGCGAGCACCGCGAGGTCTGTCACGCCGATAGTGCGCCGCTGATCAACTGCCGCACCTGCCGCCATTCATCGCCGATCGCAAATGGCGAGTGGCATTGCGCACGATGGAACAAGACGCTGTCGCTCGATGAACAGCGGCAAGGCTGCCCCTCGCACCTCTATCTCTCCT